GGTTCATCTGTTCTAAACTTTTTTCTCTGTTCTCTTTACACCACTTACTTCTACTATTTCCTATTCTGTCATAAACTTCTTTTGTATGAAGATGCTTCGTTAACTCTGATAACTGTGCCTTAGTCTTATTTTCATATCTTTTTTTGGTTCTTTCTCCTATTTTATCTCTCTCCTCCTTGTTCTCATATCGCTTCTTGGCAATATCGCTTCTCATTTTTCTATATTCTTTAGAGTTCATTTTCGCTATATGTTTTACTATGGAGTCTTTATTTTCCATAGGATGTATTTTAACAGCGTACATATAACTATAAGATAGTCTATCTCCAACTTGTCCTAACCACTTCCACCTAATGTAATGGGCAAGTATATGATACCTTCTTGGTAACAATACCAAGTTAGTGTCGTCGTCAGTTCCTTTGTCGTGTTTAGGAATGATGTGGTGTCTTTCCACACCTCTCTCTCTTTCCAAAACCTTTTTAGATTCTAACAGCCTGTAATATAGTTGTTCCCACTGTATCATACTTAACTGCTCTGTTTTATGTACAAGGCTCTTTTTTGAAGAAATTCTGCTACATTAGTGTACACCTTGATTTGTGCAACTGGTTCGAGTGTATCAGCCTCTTTTTCACATAGAGCGATTAGTTTCTGTGATGCAGTATTTATTTGTTTGTTTAGTAGATTTCTGTCTGGATTTTCTTTCAAAACAGACTCTATCATACTTCTTATTCTGATTCTTAGTTTACTCTCTGTTGTTTGTTTCACTGTACTCCTTTATAAATTGTTACTTAATAAATATCTTTGTTATTTTACAATCAAGTTTCCTTCTATCACATTATCACCTACCTGCAACCTCTCTGGTGTTGTAGTCCACACCGTTACTACCGGGCTTCCATCAATGGTATCGCTAGAGTTTACGTTGAAGTCTGGACTGCTCATCTTCGATCCTCTGAACCTGTGGTTGTTTGACACAAAGCATTCGTTGTTTTGATAGTTTCCACAGTCAAGACTTCTGCTGTAATACATCCCATAACTCATTGAAACTGCTGTGTACCACTGCTTCAAGTATCTGCTTCCGTACTGTCCAGATGATGAGTAGTGGAATATAACCTTCTTATAGCAACAGTTTGCCGTTGGGTTTTCGTAGTAACTCTGTGTTTCTGACTGGCTTCCGCTGTATTCGTTGGGTACTATGTCTAGCGTTCCGCACAGTGACGAAGAAGAGTTAGTATTGAAGTGACTCCATATTGAGCCTGTTATTTTGGTAGGGTCTGATACAGAACCTGTAGTGTACAGGAACTTAGACACCGTTTTAACTGGGTCTGGTATTGACCCGGTTATGTAACTGTACCTTGACTGCACAACTATGCTTACAGAAGAACTTGCCTCTAAATTAAGGTACTCCCCACTGCTCGTAGGTATGTAACTTGGGATTGTCTTTTCCCACTGAGGGTTTTCTATCGTAGGTCTCTTTGCAACCACAACCTTGTTCCTGTGAAGAACAGGGTCTTCTATCAAGATACCAGATATTAGGTCTGCACGTCCGGGGACAAGTTGCTTTATCTGCTCAAAGAATGTGTAGTCGTACAAGGCAAGGAGTCTAATCAATGCGTTCACGTCATTGTTCTTTGCATACTTCTGAAAGTATTCATGCCTGAACCTTGCTAGTTCTGCGTAGTCCTCAGTGAATTGGTACTCTGGGTCTCCTATCCAAGAGTCAAGTTCTGCGTACCCAGTGTGGTTGTATATTTCGTTGTTTACATGGTCGTTTGGAGCGAACACAATGGCCAACCTGTTTGAGTCGAACCCGGCCTTATCGAACGCACTCTTTTCTGCACGGGAAACAGGACTCAAATCCCTTGACAGAACGGAGTCCTCAAGTCTTATCTTTTCAGACCTGAGTGAGTTCCCCCCCAGACTTGGAGTATAGACGTAAAAAGTCTCGTTATCAGATGGATATTGTAGAGACTCTGAGTATGCAGTGAATCCTCTGAAAGAAGATGTCGTGTCAAAACTTGCTCTTCTGTTTGGCTGGCTACTTGATACCTGAACATACACCCCGTGATCCCATCTTTGAACATCTATTCCAAGTGGGTAGTATTTGTGGAGTGTGTAGAAACTTGATGTTTCGGTATTTCCGTGGTATGCGCTTGGGTTTAGAACGTGGCTATCAAAGGTTGAACCCGATATTAGTTCAAAATACTCTTTATACGCTTGCAAGTTCCCAACGAAACGTGTGCTTAACCCCGTTCCAGTAGAACTTCCAGTAGTTCCTCCAAGGATAACCTGACTTTGGCTTGGTCTAAATCCGAAGTATTGTCCCCATGCCCTGTAAAAGCCCCTGCTTGCCGTAGGAGACGTTAACTGAATAGATGAGGTGTTTGATACCCTTCCGTACAAACAATCGCTTACCTGCGAAACTGAGAGCCTCACAGGGGATGTCATGTTAGACCCGGTGAGTAGATTGTCTACTCTCAGGTTAACAGTCCAAAAATCATCATTGTAAAATGGAAGGTATGATGATGACGCTACTACGTTAGTGAATGCAGAACCGCTGCTGTCGTATGCCAGTGCGCTCAGTTTCAAGTACCCGTACTGGTTTGATCCAGAGTATGACTGTGAAAATGGAGATTTAGTCCTGATATGAGCCAACTCAAGGTTCATATTAGTTTGTCCGCTAATACCGTCTTTTATAGCCCATAGCGACATGGAAACAGAAGAAGATATTTCGGTCTTGAACCTAAACTCTATCGTATCTGTTACTCTCTCACTTCCGCCCCATGATCCTGATGTTACGGATATAGGTCTCCTAGGTATTTCTATGTACTGACTTCCGCTAACCTTTAGGCTGTAATAATATCTGTCTTCTATGAGTGCAGGTCTGTCGGTTACTGGGCTAGGGCCTCCATACTCCTTTATCCCTATCAGAGTTTGTGGTATCCCATATATTGACATCAGAGCCTTTATTGACCTTGATGTTCCCTTTGTCTTTAACAGGTACGGGAGGTTGTTGACTATCCTCCTCCAAATCATGTGAGTCTGGTCTTCGTGAGAAAGCGAGAACATTGACCCGGTTGCAGCGTACTGTCCTTGGTTGTTTGTTCCTAGTTTATATTTCCAAAGGTCTGCAAGTTGACGTGTGTTCTGCAACTCCCATCCAAAACTTGAGGCAATTGAAGATAACAACCCATTGCTCACACCTCGTTTAGGATGCTCTTCTTTCTCGTGTATCTGCGGCATAGCGTTTATGTACGCATACAGTAGGTCGAAGTGTTCCCCGATCATCTCTACGAACAGTACATAGTCACTGCTACCCTCATCCATGTATATGTGTTCGGGTATTGACCAATACAACCTGTTTATATTTTGTTCATCGTACTTGCTCGAAGAAGTGAGCAAGGTTTGATACCATGTGTTGGTGATGGAAGAGGATACCGACCAGTTAACCCATGACCCAGATATTAACCTTTTTGGCCAAGGAGTTATAGAACCGCTAACATCGTGGCTAAACAGACTTGAAGTAGGCTCGTAATACGACCATCTCTCAAACGGAGTAAAGTTAGTGGCAATCTGATCTATCCTTCTCTGGTTTAGATCAATTGCACCAGATATAAAAATAGTGTTGCTTGCCGTTGAGTTCAACAGCACTGCAATAGAAGAAGAATACTCTTCTATCTTGCTTACTTTATAGTGGAAATTTCTAAACCTCTCTTCTGCTGAGGAGTAGAAAACGAAATTATCGAAACTAGTGTAGTCAACATTAAGCACCACTCCCGATCCTGAAAGGCTCTGATCTATTATCCTCTGTGAGGTTGATAGATTTGCATCTAAAAGGTCGTCCCAACTCTTGTATGTGGTAGAATTGGAAGAGTATAGGCTAGTGTCTATGTCAAAGTTAGGCCCTCTAAGTTGATTAACCTTTCCAGTTACTGTTGGGTTTACAAGTATAACTGTGTCGAGATATGGGTCAATAACCTCGAAGTCGAACCATGCCTGATCCTTGTCCTGTATGTCGTCGAAAATAGGCTGGTACAGTTTTATGTAAAACGTACCTTCATCTGATTCGTCGAACCACACGTTAATAATCTTCTGAATCCTGTTGAATCCGAAGTTTATTACGAGGTTGTTCAGTATGTTGTTGTCTGTGAGAGACTGTATGTATGCTTTGAAGTGAGGGTACTCTTGAAGAAACTTCTTGTCAACCGATACCTTCAATTCTGTCCTATCAGGACTTATCTCTTTTACAAAGACCTTTTTACTGTCTAAGTCGCCCCAAGCATTTTGGAAGCAGTTAATGGATACAATGTAAGAACCCCTGCTTATGTTAGCCTCTGCAAAAGTAGATCGAACGTCAACTAGCAAACTGTTGCTTACGTTCTCAAGGAACGTGTATTTTGCATCGTGATTACCTATGAGGTAGTCACCATAGAAGGAATAGACGTGTAGTTCTGACCTTTGGTTGTTTATAAGGTTAGGGTCATGGGGTATCAGTACCACATCATCCAATATGGACAAGTCAATATCTGTAAATAACTGCCCGTACTGTATCTTTAGTTCGGATAGTATTTTTTCCTTATTTATGAACCTTTCTAAACTCACTCATATCCTCTTATTTTATCTATATCTGTATAATTCATCAGCACTTAGAGGAGGCTTTTCGTCTGTTACGTTTCCTCTAACACCTTTCGCTGGGGCATTCCATCCGGCTGGTTTGTAAATGTCTCCCGTTTCTGGGTCAACAAAGGCAAAAACAGACCTCTGTCCCTTTCCGCCCATTGTGGTAGTTACTATTTTTGCCCATCTATTTCCGGGTGAAATATCAAACACAGAAGAAGGAAGGGTATAACCTTGCTTCCTGTCGTAAGCAACGGCAGCCTGATTTAACTTCTCTACATAATTATCAAGTGCCTGTTTTATGTCTGGTTTAGCCCCTTCTTCTTTAATTTTGCTTAGTATAGGAGCAATTTTCATTTCATTAGATTCTTCTATCGGCAAGTCAATTGAGGCATAGTAATCTTTTATCTGTTTAGAAAAAGCATTTATCTTAGCAATTGCATCTTCCGTACTCTTTGCCTTTGTCTTCCTGAACTTAACTGGAATCCTATCGTAGGCCAGCATAGGGTTTTTAGACTTCACAGTTAGGTTGCTGGAAAATACCTCCATAGAACCATCAGAACTTATGTGCATTTGGAAATATGTAGAGTTCTGGAAAATTCCATTTTTCCACTTCTCTTTGGGTTGCAACCCAACAGTGATGTACACCCTGTCAGGACTTCCTATTTGACCGAGTGATACGTTAACATAAGGGGCTTTTACTCCACTTTTTAACTCAGAGCAAAATGCTGTGGCATCTTCTTTAGTTGGGTTGAAGAGTTGTACAGGGGCTTCTGTTACCAAGTAACGCTCCATTAGCAAGTCAATTTTAACTTTTGTCATAATTCTATTTTTATCCAAAGGTACTTATTATTTTTTAAGTATGTAGGTGTTGTGATATTATTAACACTTTTATGTTATATCAATTACATCTAATATTTTAATTTGTTCCGGGTCAAAAACCACAATCTCTTTCATAGGCTCGTCGTAAACTCCATCATATCCGTTCTTAATTAGGGTGTTTCTTACTTCCTCTCCGTCATTTCCTACTTTTACTGGTGCTAATTTATCTAGCACAGTCCTGTCGGCAAGATTCTTAAAACTCAACTCTACTTTATAAACTTTATCTCCTTTCTCCCTTGCGTAGGTCTTTGCAACTTCTATAAACGGAGTGAAGTAAGCACCTGATACTCTCTGGGCATAGAACCCTTTTGTATCAAACGTAGTTATGTCAGAGCCATATCCAAGTCTGGCTGCCTTTGCTTTAGACAGTCCGTGATAAGCAATCATCTTTTTTTTATTAACAGATGATTCTTGTACAATGTTATTATAAATCTCTTTTAGTTTCATAGTATCTTTATTTATTTAACGCTGCTATTGCTGCCTCACTTGCTGCCTTAGCAGCCTCAGATGCGGCTTGTGCTGCGGCTGCTTGAGCAATTGCGGCTTCGCTTGCGGCTTTCGCGGCTGCTGCCTCTGCTTTGGCTTGATCTGCTGCTGCTTTGTCGGCTGCGGCCTGTGCTTTTACTGCATCTATTTGCTGGGTTGCTGCTGCCTTAGCCCCTTCTGCTATCGCTGCACCAGACTTGGCGTTTGCGTCTAGTTTCTTGAGCAGTTCTGCGTTTGTCTTGTCGCTGAAATCTTCGTTCCACGATCCTGTTTTGTCTGGTATTGCACCTGCTGCATCGCTTATCTCATCTATCTGATTACACTGGGACTCTGGGATTACTCTAACTGATAATAATGTTATCCCGCGTTGTGCCATCATAACTTCGAGAGTCTTATAATTTTTTATTTTTCTCTTCTTTCCATCCTCTATTATCCAGTATGTGTAATCTTCTTTAGGGAGGGGTAGTGAATTTTTATCAAAGCATCTAAAAATTTGTCCTTCGATAAGTGAAAATTTATCTGGAACTATTATCGCTGGTGGAACAAAGTAGTTGAAATCAACATCTACATAGTCTTTTATGTTTGAGTCGGTTACAAATACTTTTTTGGGGATGTAGTTAAGATAAACCTTTTCCTTGTCTGTTGGTAAATTATATGCCCCAGCACCGTTCCTACTCGACAGGGTATAGTTACGGGCTGCTATACCATCCTGAGAGATGAAATCAGCGGTCTGTCCTTCCTTTGGAATCAAGACCTCCAACAGTTTTGCGTTGGAGTTGATTTGGTCTATGTATGTTATGTCGTTTATGCTTACTGTCATATCATCGCCTCACAATAATTCCAATCTTTAAATTTTTTGCTTTTTGATTTTAAACGATGTTCGATTGTGGTAGTACCTATTTCCAATTTCCTTGATACCTCTTTTACAGAACAATATACTACTCCTAATATTTTACAAGGTCTTTTACTTTTATTACTATTTATCATTTTTTGTATTGACCGTTCGGAATGTACTCTACCAAACGAAGGACTGTGTTCTCCACAGTATTTTCCATCTTTAGACTCACTCATTTTTTTACGAGATTCTTCTGAGTGTGTTTTTCCGAACATGGGATGGTTTATTCCAGAATGTGATTCACTAAGTTTTTTTCTGGTCTCTGGTGATATTATTTGTAATTTACGCTTTTCTCTAATCTTATTTTTAGTTTCCTCAGAGATTGCATTTTCCTTGTCTCCTCCTGCTCGTAAATTATAACACTCACTTAGTTTAACCAACTCTAAAGTTACCACTAATCTTTCATGGTCACTTGCTTCTTTGCGGGTTGGGTAGTCTGATACTATTTCTTTAGTAAAGTTTTTCCTGCCATATTTTTTCATTGCACTTTCCATAGCATACCCACTTCCCATGTAACGGTCGTTTAATTTATTAGTTGAATGAATTCCATAATAATACTTATCGTTCACAAGGTTAGTTATCTTGTAGAAGTAGTTGTGTTTCTTTTCCATAATCACCTCCTCACCGAAAAAATAAAATTATCATCAACCACCCTCACAATATCCCCACCATCAAACAAACTCTTGAATACAAACTTGTAAAACCTTTCCGGCATGAGACTTCCCATATCAGCAATAAAATAATTGCCACTTGCGTCGCAACTAAGTTTTGTTCCGAGTGTGTCATACGCCACAATTATTTCGTCAGTCTCTACATCCTGAATTTGAAAATACGAGCCAGTAGGTAATCGCTTAGATGTCATGTAGTTGCTTGAAGTAGTATATGTCTGCTGCGGATACCTATCTCTAACTCCTACCCTTATTTTAGGCTTCTCTATCTCTTTGTATGACTCTCTTATGTTCTTCAAGTAAAGGACAAAATCATCACTTCCTATTTCATTAAAAGAACCTGTATATGTTAAATCAGAACTATCCCACACCACTTCTAGTTTTGGAAGGAATATAGTGTGACTCTCTACGCTGAAAAACTTTAGGCTTCCAAATATAGTAGTGTCCTGCTCAAGCGTATCGCTCAGTTTAACCATGAATCCGTTATTCTGGATCGAACCTGATAACCATCTCCTAACTATGTCGGTAACGTCCATCCTAACGTCAGGAAGTTCGTGGTTGAAACTCTGACTACACACAGAACTCGTGTACCAGTTTCCACCTCCGGGTATTGTTGCGAAAGAACCAGTAGCCGTTGCATTGTATGAACTCGTTGACCAAATCCTTCCGTCAAGTTTAGAATCCCTGTACTTCCAAGATGCTCCCTCAGTTATGATTGGGTTGTTGTTGTAAAAACCTCGTCCATTAGTCCAAGACCCGGAAATGGCATATCCATATAATGTATAATTAATAGGCAGTGCTGTGGCTTCTGTTGCTCTCAAGTTAAGGTAATACCTTGCGTTAGAGTTTATCTTACCGCTAACAACTGAGGCACTTACATCTGTAAGGTCGAACTGTACCAGTATCCTGCTATTGTAAGTAGCCGCATGGTAAACCGTGCTGTCGCCTTCGAGAGAGGGCGCACCAACAGTGTCTTTCATCAACTCAAGCACTTGGTCTACTCCAACATTTTGCTCAGGAGAATGTGAATATAATACAGAATCTTTTGTAGGATAGAGTGTTTTATACATAAGACCAATCCTCCCATTTAGAATCAGTTGATTCTATTCTTTTTTTTACAATATAATAACTTATGTTATGTCGTTTTCCTACCAGTGATATTGAATTGAATATTTCTGTACCTATCTTACATTTTTTACCATTCAACTCAGAAGTCAAAACCTTTAGTTTTTCATAATGTTCATCTGTTTTATTACCTCTTCCAGAAAAACTCCTAATCCTATCTACTCTTTGTTTCTTTAGGAACTTTACCCTCTCTGTTTCTGAAAATTTTGCATGTGATAAAGACATTTTTTTCTTGGTATCACTACTATGCACTAACTCTGAACTTTTTATGGATATTTTATTTTTTGATTCTTCGGAATGAGTTTTCCCGTACATAGGATTTGATTTTCCCGCCGTCTTACCAACTCTATTTATTGATATAAGTTCTTTGGACTTAGGTGTGTGTTTTCTTCCATAAAAGTGATTATTAGCCCCACTGGTTGATATTTTTACTTCTAAAGTTGCTCTTTTCCAAAACTGATAACTACTTAATTCTTTTCCATAGTATTTTTTTAACATCCTTTTGGCAGACCCGTACACAATGCCAGCGGCTGATGCGTTTGAACTATACTCAAAAGTTCCTTCTTTAAAAGATTTTGATAGTATTACATGGGCATTGTAGTGGTCTTCTAAAGATAATACTACAATGTTTGATTTTTTGTTAGAGCCTCCCATCTTTTTTGGAAGTATGTGGTGTTTTTGAGTTAACATACCTTCATAATCTTTGTTAGAACACTTGTCTAAAAAAGCACTATACTCTACTAAAGCGGTTACATCGTACCCTTTTTCTACAAATTCTTCTAGTATCATCCTTTATCCATGAATTTTTCAACCTTTTTGTAGACTGCAAGTGCCTTGTCCCTAGGAAGGTTTATTTTAATGACTTTGATTGTCTGGTCTGGCTCTACAACTGCATACGCAAGTTGTCTGTGGTGTCCATCTATGATATAATTATCTTCCGAAACAACTATTGGTGGAATGGATTCCCCCTTTCCAATGCTCCTAGTTATAGACATTACCTTTTTCTTGTCAACTGTCTTTTGGGAGTGTTTTAAAGACTTTGGAAGAACCTCTTCAACCTCTACTGGTATCCCTGCCTTCTTTAATATACTAACAGCATCCTTGAGGTCTGAACCTTGGATTTGTGGCATGTCACGTCTATCATATATGCTCTCAAGTATCGCTTTCAACTTCATATTTCAACTGCCCTTATTAATATGTCTCGTTTTGAATACGGTATCCTGAACAGACTTGGATCAAGGCTTGGGTACAAAATGTCACCCCTTATTGCAGTCTTAATATCATACTGGTTTCCAGAATAACCTTCATTTATGTTTACCTTGTTGACGAACTCTATCTTCTGCACCGATTGAACTCCTTCTACCTTGTCAAGTTCGTTCCTGATGGAAGACAGGAGTATCGGCTGGTTTATCTGCAACTTCTCTGGCCTGAACAGTTCTATTAGTTTTTCGCTGCACTTCAACAGAACCTCGTTGCTGTTTTCGTTAGGTCTTACTATAACATCACAGTTTATTCCCAAGTCAATTAGAAAGGGGTCTTTGATGTTTATAGCATCAGTCATAAGCCTGTACTGGCGCAGATATTGTCTAAGGTTCTCTTTTATCGCTTCGTTCGCCGGGATTGGATTCCCAAGCGAGTCAGAGGCGAGTATGTAAAGGTTCAGCGCAAACGGATTTGGAGTCCTTTCCTCGTTCCACTGCCCTAACTGAAAGTCTTGTTCAATGTATGCCTTAGATATTCCGCCGTACTTTGCTGGCATAGCGAAGCACCTGAGTATATAGTCTTCCTTAGTTACTGCACGGTTCTGTGCAGCAAAGTTTGCCATTGCCTCTTGCCTTATGGTGTCAAGTTGCTTTCTGTTCTGACCTCCAAAAGCAGGATAAGGGTTGTTTACAGACAGGGAGTTTCTTATGGTCTGCAACACCGTGGCATCAGTTGTGTCAATCGGATCAATAATCTCACTAGTAGTGATTGTGGTTATAGAGTTTGACTGCACGTTGTCTAAGACTCCGTTGGCTGTGCTGTATTGTACGGTTAACAAAGTGTTTGCTGGTGCGCTTCCGTATGTACGGGTGTACAGGAAGTTCATTGGGTCTATGCTTATATCCGCTACCCTCTCAAAATAGTTAAGCCCAAGCCCTACGTTCATAGGATTTGGGACAATTTCTTCATCTGCCTCACTGCTTAACCCAGAGCCGAACTGCATTTCCAATAGATCGTCTTTTCTGAGCCTAGTTACGAACCTTCTCTCGGTTTGCTTGTAACACAGTATGTAAGGAACAGAACTCCTGTACTGGCTTAACTTAGGATCGTTGTATGGGACGTTTCTTACCGATGTCTGCACCAAATCTTGTGACAGGTAAGGAACTTCGTACCAAGTGTTGTTGTCGCTGTCAGTCACCTTCAACACCTCGGTTACGTTGTTCTCATCAAGCACAATTTTGTCGTATATTTTTGGGTCTGAGAATTGGAAAGTCTTGGTCTGCACTTCTCCACTAACTGCCCTAACCTTCTTCTTTAACAGGTAATATTCTATCGCACCGTCCCCAGTTACTGAGTAAACAGTTATAGTAGTTGGGTCGTAACTTGAACTGAACCTGAAATCTACTGCATCTTTGGTGTAGAATGGCACTGAGTCTTTGTCGTCTGACGCTACCTGCATGTTCTCTTTTATATAGAGACCGTATCTAAAGTCTGGCTTGGTGTTTATCCCAGCACCTACTGATGGAACTAGTTGAAACACGTCAAGGTCTACTGATGCAGGGACTACGGTCTTTGCCTTGTAGCCCATTCCCTGAGAGAGGTTATAAAGGTTTATCCTCTCTTCAACGTTGGACAGCAACGACTCTTGTAGGTTCACGTCTGCAAAAAATGCTAAACAATCTCCTACATAGGCTGCCATCTCAATCATCATAGTTCCCGGAGAAGCCTCATTAAAATCGTTTACCGTGTTAGGGAAGTATTGCTTCGCATGGTTAATCAGGGCTATCCTGAACTCCGCGAAGTCTTTGTTAACGTAACTTACGGAGCGGCGGTATCTACTATTTAACATTGCCATATTATTTTACCTCCATCTTATCATATTCCTTCTTCTTAATTTTCAAGAACCTTTCCTCTATTTTTTTCCTGAGTCTTGGATGTGGGAGGTAACTGTATTTATGTTCTATAACATATTCCAACGTCTCATCACACTCAAACTCAAAACTATATAATTCCCTGTATTCAATTTTTGGTTTTTTGACTGAGGTGTGAAGGTATTTC